GTTTATATTCTGCTCGGCGTCGCCTAATTTCTTGTTAAGGTCTTTTAGTCCCTTATCGACCCCGCTGGTGTCTAGTTTGGTGTCTATTTTAACTTCGCCGTCTGCCATTGTTTACCTCTTTAATTGTGCCTCGAACGCCTTAAGCGCTTCGTCCGCTTCTTCGTCTTCTTTCTGTGGTAGTCGCCACGCCTCTTTCAGCTTCTCTTGGCTTTTCGTGTATCTGTCGTTTTTGCCCGTTTCATTCCGCCACAATCTGTACCCGATAATCGTATTTAATTTTGTATCGTGCAGCCCTCTAAGCAATGATTGGAACTTGTACCAATGTAACGGCGCTTCGCTTAAATCAATGCCGTATTGCTCCATAAACGCCGCGTAGATGTAGTCCGCGTCTATGTGATAATCTAAAACGGCCTCGCTGATTTCGTCGCCCGTCCGCCTCGGCAGCTCGCTTTTTGGATTCATAAACTCAATTAAAGCCCGGATTCCCTCAAGCCTGCTCGGTGGTACTTCCCCGATGTACATAAAATCAAAGCCGTTTATCGGCGTTGTTTTGTCTTCCAGCTTTTCCTGTAAGATTAAAAAATAGCGAAAATCTGTGTGTATTTTAAAATAGCCCCCGCCAACCTGTACGGCCTGCGGGAGCTTCGCTTTCAATAAATCAATCATTAAACTAAGCCGCTGGTGTAAATACGCCGTCGCTCCATGTACCAGCCACCCACGTAGGTGTGCCGCTTGATACTGTAACCGCGCCCTTTGTAATTACGTTAAGGCTCAAATCTACGTCGATAGATTCGTTTACGGTGTCCATGTTGTTGAGTTTTACCAAACTATCAACGCGCCATGCCTTATAGTATGTAACAGGGCTTTCTCCTGTTGTGGTGTATGATTCCATGTAGAACGCCAGCAAGATTTCGCGGTGTGCGCTTTCTCCTGTCGGTCTGTCGAAAATCATATCAAAGAATTCTTGGTAGTCGTCTTCGCCTTTGAACATGGTGATTGACTGCGCAAGGCTTGGCTGGTAGCTTTCAATTTCTTCTTCGGGGTTTTCCGATGAAATAAAATCAAAGGTCTTTGTCTGTGGATTCAATGAAAGTGTGAAAGTTGTACTTTTCTTAATCTGCTTCCAGCTTGGCAGTGCCGCTGTTCCGCCGTTGATGAATGGTACAACCTTTGTCTTTTTAACTAAATCGCTCATAGTCTTATTCTCCCTCGCCCGGCTCTAAATACGTTACCGTAACGGCCGCGCTGTAGATTGTGTTGTTTTTATCGTCAAGGCTGATAAACTGCGGGAGCGTCTGCGCCTCGCACTCAATCTTGACCCCGCTTGCTTGGTCGGTGATTTCCGCGCCGTCCAGCTTCTCTGTGATGTTATACGCGTAGTCCCTCGCGTTCGTTCGGTTCTTGCAGCGTATATAATAAGTCAGATTCCATTTAAGCAGCCGCGTGCCGTCCGTGTAGCGCCTTTCTGCTGCCGGTGCTGGGTCGTGCCTCAAACACGCCGCGTCCCCGGTGCTGTCGGGTATTACGTCGTTATAAATTTTAAAAGGCAGGGACAATTCTGTTTCTACCCATGTATTTATAATATTAGCTACGTTTAAGCTGCTCATTTATGAACCTTACCCATTTATCAAGCCAGCGCGCTTTTGCCGCTTCAAACCACCGCCCGCAGGCGTTTGGGTTCGGCTGGTATGCCGGCTTTGAATATTCATAGTATTGCTTGCGTGCGTATGGTGTTACCCACTTGACTTCGCCGCTGCCTATCTGTGTATTTATTATGGCCGATTTCTGCAACGTTCCCGTTTTAATCGGGCAGAAATAGTTACTATCCGCCAGCACCATAGCGTCAAGCGGTGCTTGTAAACGCTTTATTTCGCCGGCTGTTTTCGCTTTGATTTCCGCCTCGTTTAATACCGATTTCGCGTTAAACGTCAATCCTGCCATTATGTTAAATCCACCTCGTAATGATGTATTACCGCGCTTTTTCGCGTGTAACGTGGCGTTACCTTTTTGACCTCGTATTGCTTCCCCTCAAAAACTACAGCGTCCCCCTCGGCTGGTATTACTGCCGCCGCCGGTTCGCCTTGTGTTGTCTGATAGTCCGCCTGTGCCGGATCAATAAATAACGTCATTGTGTCCGCACTCTGCGCGCCCGCCGTGCCCTGTGTCACTGCGTTGTAATACTCCACGCGGACGTGATTTATTACGGTTTCGGTCGTCGTCTTGTTGCTGTCGCGGTCAATTCCGCTTTGGCTCAATACGCGTACAGAATGTATAAGTAAGTCGCTCTTTATCATTCTACCGCCTGCCGTTTGTTACTTCGCAGAAAAGGGAAAGCCATTTATATTTTTTTTCGTCCTTACTCAATGCGTTTTTTTCTATCGCAATTTCTGACGCTTTGGCGCTCACGCTGTAGCTGTAACCGCCTATGCTTTCCGATGTCTGCACGTCGTCCGCTCCGCTCTCTGCCTGTGCTGCACAATAGTCTTCTTCAATCATCATGCAGCACGCGTTGTCATATCCGCCGGCCTCGCGTTCGATAATTAAACCGTCGCCTATAAGCCGCTTGATATATAGCTCATTTTCCAGCTTGTACTCATTAAAGACGGCTTCGCTTGGCACTTTCGTGCGTCCTAACGTTCCCGTGTAGTATGTATATGTTACATTGTCAAAAAGTGCCATGTTCTGCCGTCCTTACGCTATGCCAAAGTAACGCCGCTTGCGTCGATGATGTAAGACTTTGTTACTGTTGCAGCTGCTGTACCTACGCTGAAATATGCGCCGCCGTCCATTGACTTATCTGCTTTCAAGCCCTTAGCCAATACAAGGTAGCGTGTGCCGCCGATTGTTACGACGTCGTTGTCAGTAATTGCTGACATTCCGCTTGTAACCTTGCTGTCGCCGCGTCCGTAGTATGCGTCGTCTGCGCCGATTTCTACGCAGAATACTGCCGCATTTTTAACGGCTTCGTCCCAGCCGATTGCTGCAACCTGTGCGGCTGTTACCTTTGCAGGCTTTCCGCTCAATGCGATTGTATAATCAACGCCGCCTGTTCCGCCTGCGCTGATTTCTGCGCCTGTTCCCTCGGTGTTAAGTTTCTGTCCTGCTACTGTGTAGAACTTGCCCGGGTAGTTAGCCACGCTTGGGTCGTTCGATTCGATGTTTACATATACCGCGTCGCACTTGCCGTCTAAGCCGTTAGGGAACACGAATGTGTCCCAATATTCACGGCGCTGGTAAAGGTCGCCGTCGCCCTCTGTGTGTGTACCGTTAGCCCAAAACTTGATTGATGAAATTTTGTTTACGGTCTTTACCATGCTAGGGTGTGCGATAAGTACGTTAATTTTTGAACCGTTACCCACAAAGCCGTCGCTGTAGTCGAACGATGTATTAAAGCGTGTATCGTCTACAACTTCGATAATTGTTACGCCGTTGATTGTTGCGATACGTGTTTCAATTCCCTGCTTTTCGTTAATAGACTGTGTCTTAATATCAAGGGTCTTTGTGATTTCTGTACTTGATTCCAAGTAGTCCATAATTTCGCCCGATACATAAGCAATCAATCCGCCCATAGCGCGATATTTTTTAAGCTCTTTGCGCTGGAACATTTTTACCAAACGGCTGTATGTGTTGCCAGCTGTAAAGCCTGTCATTGTCTCATAGAAGCCGTCGGCAATTGCTGCCTTTGCTACGCGCTCAAAAAAGCGGGCGTCTGTTTCGGGTGCAGAATGTTTCTGTGTAAATACGCGTGAAACGTTCTGAATGTTTGCAGTCTGCTTTGTCTCGTCGATGTCTGCAGCGTCCACAAAAAACTCTACGTCGCGGTCGTGTTCAAGTGTGAAGTCCTTGTCTTCTTCGATTACTGAACCGCGGTTATATCCGCCGTCGCGTGAATGGTTTTTAAAACCGCTTACGTCCATACGGGTAAAATGGAAAGTCTTTGCGCCTGTCCACTTTACTCTTTCGGCTGGTGTCAAGAACGGGCTTGAATAAGCGCCGTCGTCGATGATCTGCAGCAGTTCGTCTGACCACTGCTCTGCATAATTCATTTTATTAGCCATAGTGTTAAATCTCCCTTAGCCTTTAAATCTGTTCCAGCTTGCTTTCGGTGCTGCTGCCGGCTGTGTTGCCGGTGCTGGCTGCACTCCTGCAGCTGCCATGTTTGTAACTGTCGGCGGTGTCGGTGTGTTCTCATCTTTGAAAATGTCCGTTTTTCCGTCGGTCAGTGCCTTAAGCAAATCGTCTAATGACTTGCCCTTGTTTGCGTCGTCGTTCAATGCCTTTTCAAGCTGGGCGTTGATTGCGTCGCGTGTCAAATCGTTTACAAACTTTTTATTGCCTGTAAAGTCTTTGATTTTTGCCTGCAGTTCCAACTGCTGAACCTTTGCAGCCGCCTCTTTCTTGGCGTTTTCCGCTTCCTGCTGGTACTGTGTGACTTTGGCTTTTACGTCCTCATAGTCTTTCATACCGTCAATTGTCGCGTTTGCTTTTTCAAGCTGTTTCTTGATGTCGTCATAATCGCTATATTTTGCTTTTTCGCGGTTGATGTCGTCACCGTTTAGTTTCATGACCTTTTCGACCTGTTCGTCGGTCAAGCCTGCTGCTGTCAGTTCTTCTCTTTTCATTTTGTCCCCTTACGCGTTTTTATTACGCCACCGCCGTGGCAATTAGGTAAGATTTATTTTTAACGCGCCAATCTGCGCGATGTTTTCAAAGAACGCCCCGCGGGTAGTAGGTGCGATTACCGCCCGCAGGGCTTATTGTTTTTAAATTGTTATTTTGTTTTTGCAAAAATTACGCCAAAAATTACGGCCAATAAAGCAAGTGCTGCGCCTGCTAATTCTGCAAAAATATTTTGGCTCAATCCGCCAATACAGCACAAAACGCCGCCAATTACTGCAAAGCAAATAATTAAAACGGTTTTCCATGTTTTTACATTCTTGGTTTTTCCGCTCTTAATTGCGCCGATTACCAAACTACAAAGTCCGAACGCTGCCGCTCCGATTTCGATAATAATAGCGCCGTCAAAGTTACAGAAATAACCTACGGTGACCGCTGCTACAAAAAACAGCGCGCCAATGATTCCCCATGTTTTCACGTTGGTTTCCTCCTGCTCTTATAGTCATTTTTTTAACTGTTTTGTGTCAGTTACTCTGCAATTTTTTGCCCCGCTTGTGTGTTGGCGATGTAGTCAAAGACCTTTTCCCAATACCAATACGGAACTATTACCGCGTCGCGCTCTGCGTCGTATTCCCATACCAGCGCGCCCGTTTCGTCGTACGCGTCGGGCGGGTAATATTTCGGGGCTGTGCTACTTCCCGGCGTTCGCGTACTCGTGCAACTTGTCAGCCATAGTATGCAAATCGTGAGCATGGTCGCCCGTGCGCACTTCACTCTTGTCCTTTTCTGCCTCTGTGATAATGTCCGCTTTTCTTTTTTCATTTTCTGCCGCTTCCTTTGCCTGCTCGGTCAGCTTGCGCTCGTATTTTCTGCGCTCATAGTTTAAGTATTTAGCGCCCACGCCCAATATTACGACAATGGCTACTACAAGCCCCGTAATGATATAGCCCGCTATGCTCATTTTTTCACCTTTCTCCTAAAACAATCTATGCAAATATCTTTTGTTTTCATTCGCCATATAAAATATTGTTGCTTGCAATATTTGCAGGTGTACCTCAATTTTTGCCCCCGGTGTACTTGTCAATAATAATATTCGCGTCGATTGTTCCCGCTCCCAATCCGTACACGGTCGCCCATAATGCGCATATCTCGCCGATTGTCGCATTTTTGAAAACTCCCACCCATAGCAAAACGGCGCAGATAATTGCGCCCGCTGGTGCTATGAACTTAAACGCCTTACTGATTTTTTTAGCTGTCAGTTTCTTGTCTTCTGTCTCTGTCTGTTCGTCCATTTTTTAACCTCTCTGTATTTTGTCCGCTACGCTCTGCCGGAACGCCTCTAATAGCTGCGGTTTTTCCGTCCATAGTTTCGGGCAGTCTTTCCAGCCCACTATATTGTGGTGCGTTGTGATTGCCTGCGCTGTCAGTCCGTAGCGCTTGCATATATCCGCGCATAGTTCTATAGCGGTCTCAATGGTTGCCCCGCTGAAATTGCCCCGCGCGTCTGTCGGGCAAAGCTCCACGCCCAATGTGCAATTGTTCGGGCTGTTGCTGGTGCTCGCGTAATAGCCGAACCGCGCCCGCGCCTCGTCGGTGTAAACCTTGCCGCTTGCCGGGTCTTTCTCGCTTGATCCGCAATGATAAGCGACCTCATTCTCGGGAATAGCCGCCACAATAATTCCGTTTTGGTCTATGATGTAATGCGCTGAACCGTAACCGCCCATACCTGTTTTTTTGTTCTCGAAAAAATCGCGGTTTTCCTTTGCGTTCGCGCCCGGGTTTGCCGTCCAATGAATTACAATAGCCAGCACTTTCTGCAATTTCTTGCCCGGTCTTGAATATTCGTTTTTAGTTAAAAAATCGTGTATTATCTGCATTATTTCGCCTCGCGCTCTATAATTCGGTCTAGCTTAGATTCAATTCTGTTACACGTGGCCGTTAGATTATTTACGTTTGTTTGCAGCGCGTTTACGCTCGATTCGTTCGCGCTCATACGGTTGTAAAGCTCGGCAAACTTGACGCCTGCTTTCTGCCGTTCTTCTGTGTCGCGGTCTTCATTGTTTTTCACTTTTTCCTGCAAACGTCCGTATTTGCTGGATAAATCCGCTACTTTCACAATAATGCCCCCTATAAAGCCCGCTATTGCAATTCCTAAACTAATGGCTGTGTAAATATTCATGTCGTTTTTGTCCCTTTGTCTTATAGTCATTTTTTGGACGTTTTTGTGTAAGCTGAAAAATAAAAAAACGGGGATTTCTCCCCGTTGTCACTAGTCTGCTTCTCTTGGTGTCGGTTTGTCCGGCTCTTGTACCACAATAAATGAATACTTGGACGCTATAACCTTGTCTTCGCTTACGTGGAAATGCTCGGCGATAATCTTTTTAATATCCTGCTGCGATAAAATAAGCCCGCTCTGCATTATTCCGCCCCCTGTAGTGTTTCAAGCTCTGCCTGTAGTTCGTTGATTTCGTCGCGTACTGCCTGCCGTGCTTCCATAAGCTCGGTGATGTCGTACGGCAATTCGTGCCCCGCAAGGCTCGCCTCGTAGCATTTAATAATTTTCCAATCGCCGACCGCGCTGTTTGGCGCTCCTAGTTCGCTCACCAGCTCTCTGATTCTTGCCTCAATTTCGCCGCGTCTAACCTCGGCGTTTTCCGTTTTCTTCTTTCCCATACGTACCCCCGTATAATGATTTATATAATACGTCGCAACTGCGAACGCTTTTATATGCCTTGTATTTAATGATGTTCCCGCGCCAGCTCTTGTATTGTTCTTTGATTTCTGCCGCCGTGATTTTTCCCGCTTCCAAACGCCCGCGTAATTTCCGCAGCTTGCGTCGTTCGCGTGTTATTGTCTTTCTGCAGGGGATTTTAATTATTGCCCCGTGCTCGCCGTAGAAATAGCGGATTTTTAAGAATGTAAACCCGTTTGATAGTTTTACTATTTGCGTTTTCTTTTTGTTTATTACGATTCCCAAACGGTCGCAGATTGCCTCAATATCGTGTAACAATTCTCTTAAAAACTTTTTGTCCGGGTGTATAATATATGTGTCGTCCATGTATCGGCCGTAATACTTACAGGCTTTTACAATCTTGCAGTAATTGTCTATTGGTGTAGGGTAGTAAATGCCGATAACCTGCGATATTTGCGAACCTATCCCCACGCCCTTGTTATCCTCGCCAAAGGTCGCTACTAATTCCGTTAATAGTTTTATAACCCGCTCGTCGTCAATCAGCTTTTTGAATTGCTCTATAACTACGTCATGCCGGATATTGTCAAAATATTTTGAAAAGTCTATTTGTAAAACGTAGCCCTCGCGCCCGTACTGCCTGTAATATCGTTCTAAGTGCGTTTGTAGTCTTTTACGTGAGAACTCTATACCTTTGCCCTTTACGCTTGCCGCGTTGTCATAAATTAAATAACGCTCGGTTGCTGGTGCTAAAATACAATCGCAAAGCGCCCGCTGTAAAACTCTGTCGCTTATGTGCAGGCTTTTTATATGGCGCGTCTTTCCGCGCTCGTTTATATTGAACTCATAAAATGGCTTTTGTTTGTATGTGCCGTTTCTTAAACGTTCGCTCAATTCGTAGATGTTCAATAGCTCATACATGCCGTAGCGCTGGACTGATTCTTTCCACTCCACGCCGCTCTTGCTTTTAATATACGCTTCGTGCAGGTTGTTTAAGTCTAATAATTTCTCGTACATTTTCCAAAATACCAATAATAAAAAGTTGGACAGGCGCTTATAGCGGTACTTGTCGTAACAAACCGCGTCGCTCGTCATATTCGGCGTATCGCCTCGGATAAAGTTTCCTTCTAAAACGTACTTGTCTATAAAAATACTTTGTACGCCATTCAAATCGGGGACGAACGTAATTGTTGGCATTGCTAGCGTTGTTGTAGTTGCTATTGCCGTTGTTGTTCGCATTGCAGAAATTAGCCGCACTCGCTTTCAAACTTTACCCTTAATTATTTTAATGTCGTAATAATTGAACTATGGCCGCCAGCCATTTCATGCGCTCGCCTGTGTCGTCGCGTTCAATTTCCAGCTTCTGCGTAAGTTCTTTTATTGTGTTTGTAAATACGGTTTTGCGCGTCTTGTTGTCGCTCTGTCGCCAGCCTTTTAATAGTTTTTCTTCCCGCTTGACTTGCTCAATAGTGCCCGCTAGCCAATTAAGATTTATAGGCAGGTGGCGTTTCAAATACTGTAAATCACGGTATATCTTGCCGCATATCCCTATAGCCTTATTTTGCAGGCTGCGCCGGTCGTCGCACTCTCTAAGCGTTGTCGGGTAGATCGTGTTAGCCTCAATGATAAAATCTATTAAATCGTCGGTGTACGATAAAAGCCGCCGCTTGCGGTTGTCTATAAACCACTCGGGGTACTCGCTCGCGTATTGCTGGTTAGGCGTTTTTCCGTACTTCTCAAATATTTTATTTATTTCACTTTGGTCTTCCTCGCTTATGTCCTTAATTATTTGGTTTACGTTTCGCGGGCTTTTCTTAAGCCCAAAATTACGTAAACAAAAATCTGTTATATCGTCCTGCAATTTCTCGGCGCATTTATAAAACTCTAAGTCGCTTAGATTCTGCAGGTTTTTCAATACTCCCATTTTCTCGCCTCAATCTTTTAATATTTCTTTTTTCTGCACTCCGCCCACGCGGGGCGGGGTACAGGATTACGCGGCTATGCCGCTAAGATGAAGCGGGGACGAACGCAAGCGTTGGCATCGCTAGCGCCGAGGTAGTTGCTACAGCCGCGGTTGTTCGCAGTGCAGAAACAAGCCGCACTCGCTACGTCCTTAAGCCAATAATACGCTGTACGGTTGTTTTGTGCCTGCTTGCTAAATGCAAATAATGGCAGCTGTCTGTTTGCGTTGCCGGTGTCATATCCCGATGAACTCCAAACGGTAGCCCCGTAAACTTCTACCTCGCTCATAAGTACGGCCTGCGCGCTTATCCACTCCCAATTGCTCGAACAGCCTAAATTACTACCGCCGCCGAACCTGTTTATGCCGCTTGCGTTCAATGTGTTACTAACCAGCTCTTTTGTGGTCTGTAAATGTGCGCCGAACTCTGCGTATAATTGCTGGTTAATGCTTGCCGTTGCTGCTGTGCTTCCCGAACTTGCAACCGCACCCAATGTTTCCGCGTTCATTTCGCTAGCTTTATAACCGCCGGTTGTGTCGTTTGTTGCGTTCATGCGTGCACGTCCGAAGTGCTGCGTGCCGCCGAACCCTTGACCCGGCACCATTACTAAATGATGTTTACTAATTACGTCGCTGTCGCCGTTTCCCCACATTGTATCAATTCCGGCAATGGTTACGAACTTTGAACCTGTTGTTTGATAAGTTCCCGTTTTTTCGTATGCGCTTATTGCCCGGCTCATTTCAAAATAATCGCCCACGTAGATGTCTTCAAAAAGCGCGTAACCGTTTGTACCGTTAAGGCGCTTCCAAAGTGTGCCGTCTGTTACGTAGCTTGTAATATTTTTTGGTGTCAATCTCGGTATATTATGGCTCAATGCTGTAGCCACCGGGATTCCAAAGACAAACTGCGCGTTTGATTTTGTCCCCGCGTTTCTAACTGTTGGTGCTGCGCCCTCTGCCAGCGCCTCTGCGCTTACGCTCTGAATAAGGGCGGCCACCTGTCCTAAGTTTACTGTTCCCATTTTTTCAAATCTCCTAGTATGTATAAATCAATTCGCCGTTATTATTAAGCGAAAGGTTCGGCGC